GCAGTTTGAACATTTCGTCAAGTTGCTTATCGAAGAATGTTCTGTGCCGATGATTACTATGGCACAGGAAATGGACAAAGGTCCCGGAAAACATAATCCAGTTGAAGTTAATGCGATGTTTTTACACCAAGGATTGATGAAATATTTTGGAATTAAAGAATGAATAGAACTGAAATCAAACTATTAATCGTTGGCATCATTATGCTTGGTTTAGGTTTATTGTGGTTGGGCAATATTTTAGGGAGGCTCGGACTATGAACGAGCGAATTCGCAAACTAATGGAGCAATCAATGAGGACAACCGGTGTAGAAGGACTCGGTGGTTCTTATCGTGAATTAGATCCAGATACCTTTGCCGAGTTGATTGTTAGAGAATGTGCTAAGATTGCATATCGTGTTGGGGAGGAAGCGTCCGATGTTTCTGATTGTGGAGATGCCATCCTTGAAAATTTCGATTTGCCTTATCTCAATGGAGTTTAAGAATGAACGAACGAATTAAAGAACTTATTGAACAGGCGTATGTTGAGGTTCCACATGAACGTGATTGGGATGCAACCTCTTCAGTATTTGACAAGGAAAAGTTCGCCGAGTTGATTATGCGAGAAACATTTAATTGGATTATTGATAATGTCGGTCTGATGGAAGATCAAGAATGGCAACAGTTGAAACAACATTTTGGAGTTAAATAATGAATGAACGAATTGAACAACTTTGGACTCAGGCAGAAGAACGGCATGTTGATGCTGACGGTAAAGTTTGGGTTAACACAATATACAAAACAAGAGATAAGTTCGCTGAGTTGATTGTGAACGAATGCGCTGATGTTGCAAAAGATTATGTCATTACTAAAAACAGTGAATTGGTCGATGAGGTGCAAATCTCCTCGTACCAACTGCGAGACAAGATCCTAGATCATTTCGGAATCGAATAATGATGAACGAAATAATCGATGAACTAATGGTGCAGGCCGGAGCAAGGTTTGAATTTCTACACGGAGTTCATTATGATGATTTTCAATATAGAAAGTTTGCTGAGCTGCTTGTGAAGGAATGTGTAAAGGTATGCAACGAGCAGGAGTATTCATATTGGAAGGCAACAGAAGACCAGGACTTTACGCCAGTAGACTGTGCCATTGCTATTAAAGAACATTTTGGAGTTGAATGATGTTGAAATCGAAAATATTAGAATATTATGATTGGTTTAAAGTACAAAAATTTCTATCAAATGCAATGGGATTTGACGATGAGTATTTTCATGATTATCATAAAATAGTCGGCGGCGATTACAAAAATTTTTGGCATGTTTGGCTTGATATGGTGGATAATGATGTACATAATGATTGTTGGAGTACCGTTTATTTAGGCAATAATGAAGATTGGGTAGATTACGTCAGAGAGAAACGTGGTGATTGGGTGGAGCCTTTAGTCGAAGCCCTTAATGAATTGCAAAAATATGTTGGAAAAGATTCAATAGTTATATATTACAGTTGGTGATTGCAATGAAAACGCCTGAACAAATCAAAGAGGAATTTCTTGGTCTTAGAGAGACTTACTATACCTTGATTGGTGGCTTGTATCCGAGCATGGTGTATAATGAACTCATGAAGTTGAGAAAAGAATTTTTCGACTCCGGCGGCATCGACGATGGTAAAACCTGGTATGTGAGACCGCCTGATAAATGGGGCCATGTATGACTTGGATATTTGGATTTTTGCCAGGTTGACGGATTGTGGGTGGCATGTTATAATAAAACGTAAACCCGATAAAGAGAGATATGAGTTCCAGCAAAAAACGACTTGAGATTGCAAATGTTGTGTACGCAAATGTTGCGAGTGATTTTGCATTGTTTTCAAATCCAAAATATAGAGGGATCAACTTTTCATGGGCAAATTTTGCCGAAATGGAAAGAGGTCGTGCTAGAGACTGGATGTTTATCCATAACGTTGGAAAAAGTAAAGAAATCATGGAAATGGCCGAGCAATATGCATTTGAAATCGCAGAACGTTTAGTAACTCATTCCGGTTTTCTATGTCCAGATAAAATTAAATGATATCATGAGAAAATTAGCCTCAATAAGAGAAATTGAAAGCATTCGCCCCATCGAAGGAGCAGATGCCATCGAATGTGCTGTGGTGGATGGCTGGACTGTAGTGGTTCAAAAAGGTGATTTTAAGGCAGGTGATTTAATGGTCTACTGCGAAATTGATTCTTGGCTCCCCCATGAACTTGCGCCATTCCTTTCAAAAGGTCACGAGCCTCGCGAATATAATGGCATAAGGGGTGAACGTCTTCGTACAGTTAAACTACGGGGGCAATTGAGCCAAGGATTAATCCTTCCGTTTGATGTGTTGATGGGTGCTGTCGTTTCCCTCGGTTTTGGAGATGATGTGACTGAGTTTCTAAATATCCAAAAATGGGAAGCTCCAATCCCCGCCCAATTGGCCGGAGAGGTTGAAGGTTCATTTCCATCTTGGATTTCAAGGACTGACCAAGAGCGCATTCAAAATCTTTCTGTTGAATTCAAGTTATGGAAATCAGAAAATCTTACATGGGAAGTAACCGAGAAACTTGATGGTACATCCATGACGGTATTTTCAAAAGACAGTGAATTTGGTGTTTGCGGTCGAAATTGGCAACTCAGAGAAACTGAAGGTAATTCGTTATGGAGGGTTGCCCGCAATTACGGGCTTGAAGAAATATTGAAGGATAATGGTGGAAACTATGCCCTACAAGGAGAATTAATTGGGGAAGGAATACAAGGAAATCCATACAAAATGAAGGGTCAAGAATTTTATATTTTTGATATATACGACATTAACGATCATCAATACCTTTCTCCCATGGAGAGGAAACAATTCGTGGAGGGATGGAAATTAAAACATGTTCCTGTGCTCCATTCAAAATGTGAATTAAAAGATTCTATCGAACTTATGCTAATTGGCGCTGAGGGCAAAAGCGTAATGGGTGATATTGTGGGCCCGGAACGTGAAGGATTGGTTTACAAATGTAACGAGGTTAGGGCATCACTCAAATGCATTTCGAACAAGTTTTTATTGAAAGAAAAGAATTAATATGTACATGGTAACTGTATTTTGGCGGTCACAATTGGACATATCTAAAATGCGATGCTTTGCTACGAAGCACGAGGCGTTTCTTTATGGAAGGACAATCACCTTGAATCCAAGAAATTTAAGAATATATGAATTATCGCCAGACAAAGAACCAGTTTTATTGAAAGATCAAAATGATTCCTGAAGACCACCGATCCGAGATTGTTAGTGCTGGTATTATGTTTGTACGTAGTATTACTAACGCATACGGTTCTGATGAAGGTATTAAATTGTGGGATTCAATAATGACCACTGTTGACCTCGAAGTTAAAGGTGCGATTTTTTTCGCAATGATATCTGGTCATACCGGAAATCAAATTACCATTTATGGTATAGATGAAAACTATTCAGATCGAATTGCAAGAATTAAAGCAATTCGAGCAGTGACCGGGCTTGGGCTAAAAGAAGCAAAGGACATTAGTGATAGAATTTCAAATGGCGGAATTGAACGAATCGATATATCTCGTTCAGAAGGGATGCGAGCAATGGGTGAATTAATAAGTGTGGGGTTTAAGATATGAAACCTGTTTACAAATTAGGGACACCATTATTCGATATTATTGAAGGTGGTGTATGCAGGGATTTTGAAGCCTCGCAAATTATCGAAGAGGCTGGGGCGTCTGGATTTGATATAGATGCTCGGTTAGTAGAAGCTGTGCGACGTGATTTTCATGTACGCATGTTTGAATATTTCAAAGAATATCAAAATGATTTATCTTAGTATGCAACTTGTTAATCCATGGGGAAATAATGAGTCATTTAGAAACTTGCTCGCAAAATCTTGGATATATGCCAAAAATAAAGCATGCGAAATACAAATATATAAGGATGGCAATACCTTATTTGAATTTAGGTTTTCGTGGTCGTTTCGTCAAGATCATGCGGGATTGGCCTTTACCATAGGGTTATTTTCCTATTCGTTTATTTTCACGCAATATGATACACGGCATTGGGATGACGAAACTAACAATTGGAAAATATATGAAGACAAGATCAGCTAATGGTGTGAATGGGGTTTTGATATTTGTATTCGGTAAGCCTATGCTACGAGTTTATAATCAATTCGATCATTCATTTAAAGACTACGATATTATGCACAGTGATCTTAGTATTACAATCAATGATGAAGATGCATATTTTTATGAAAGATCTGAAGGTTTATTTTTAGATCACTCGCCAGAAACTTTGGGAATTCAAATCAATGGCAGTAACTGAAAAACCTAGTCAATCTCGAAGAGATAAATTAGGAAGAGAGCTCAAAGTGGGGGATTTTGTCGCAACATCAGATAATAACACATTGATGATTGGTACAATTAAAAAAATTAATCCCAAAATGTTATCCATCACTCGTCTTGATGGCCGAAGATGGCGCGGGGAATCTTTAAAGTACCCATCAGAAACAATTCTGCTCGATGGCCCTGATGTAACCATGTTTCTTTTGAAGTTGACAGGAAAACAATAAAGTATTATAATTAATTATGGAACATTTTATAGAAAATTGTGCGGCTGCTGATATACCTGCAAAATTTCATCACGACCCAGGTGTTAACAGCATGTTGATTCAAATTTCAGACCCTGCTAGTTGGCTGCCGACTCCCGCACATACGTTTAAGGAAGTTCATCAGTTTGAATTCCTCGATATTGAAGATACTGATGATAATGTTGATGAATTTGGAATCACTGATGAGCAAGCAACTGAATTGGTAAAGTTACTCCAGCATGCATTTGAGAACAAAATGAATGTCATTGTCCATTGTTTTGCAGGATTATGTAGGAGCGGAGCGGTGGCGGAAGTTGGGATCATGATGGGATTTCAAGATACTGAACGTTGCAGGATTCCCAATCTCCGAGTCAAACACAAAATGATGAAAGTTTTGGGTTGGACCTATGATGAGAATGAAGAGCGTGGGATTGATTCATGGCTAAAATTTAGAAACGATTATTAAAATGGCGAAACTTTTTGTTCTGGTTGGAGTGCCCGGTAGTGGTAAATCCACTTGGGCGTCAAACCAAGAATGGGCCAAAGACTGTGCATACATTTCAACTGATAAATTCGTTGAAGCCTATGCTCGAGAAGTTAATTTGACTTATTCTGAAGTTTTTAAGGAATTCATGCCTACCGCTGTAAAATTA